CAGCCGTGCTTGACTGTGTTACCTGCCTACCATCGTTGCCTCCTGCGCACTCAACAGTGAGGTTAGGCGCTCCCTATCCAATGGACTAGCAGTCAACTTATTGAAAATTGAAATAGGTGCAGATGGGTACAGTGACGCAAATAAATCATCAGCGCCGGGTGCAGCAGAGTAACAGTTAGCCAAACTTTCCGCCGTCTCAAGATCATTATGACAGGCGGTATAATAACGCGCTTCCACCTCTTTTTGGGCCAGTGCCAAATCAATGTCACTCCCAAAATGAGCCAAAATGTGTGAAAACAATGGGCCAAGTACGGGGTGGACGCGAGCCTGAGGCAACATGGACATGATCATCCCATATCCTACTGAATGGGCAGCCTCCGGACTATGAACGGCATCCTGAGATAAGGAGTAGCCGAGCTTCTCAAGCAACCTTCCAGCTTTAGTGCAAAACACAAAGGATTCCTTGGTGTACGAATCTGGATGGCTCAAGAACGCTTTAGCGGACTCATGAAGCACGGCGGGGTAGAAATGACCACTACAAAATGATAGCTCACTGACCGGCTTCTCAATGGACTTGGCGACGATCCCGTATTCAGAAAAGTCTTCAATCAAGTCAGACACAGAGATGCTACAATCAGCAGGCAACAAAATGACGTTATCATCACCACACTGAAACACAACAGCTTTAGTAATGCCGTGCTTTCTCAGGATCCTGTAGGATACTGCTAGACCCATGACAGAGTTGCCTGAGGAGGTGTCAAATCCACCAGATTTGCGCGCTCCTTGAACAAAGGCTCTTATGTCATGCCTAGTGAAAATAGTGCATGCAATTGCTTCAACCACGTACTGCCACGCTCTCCTATGACTGTGTGATTCGATACCAAACAGTCTGTAGATGAGTGTGACAGCCATGAGAGCTTGTGCACATAGATGGCCATCCCACCGCTCGCCGTCCGTCTCAATCCCATGGGCTCCCAGCCCAAGGTACGCCAGAGCCAAGCACCAGATTAAACCAATCTCTACTGGATTGCCTGACAACCAAACTAACTTAATACCATTGGCTGGATCAGCATTAGCACCACTCCACCAAGAAAATATGAAGTCATGTAGAAAGGTGCCAAGGGAAGTCAAGAACGGACCCGTCTCCGCGTACATGTAGTTCGACATGGACAAGACCATCCGGGGGATGTACCCATCCACACTCTTCGAATATGGGAACAGCTCAGCCTTCACGAACCCAGTATGTGCTGCCATGGACGGTCTAAAGGACCGAAACTTGGCCTGCTGGTGAGCGTGGAGAACTGCGTTGCGAATGCCAGCTTTTACAGTTGGCAACCACTGACGAAAGGTGGGGACGGGGGGGAAACGGTTAACGAACGGTTTACAGAACACATCAGCCATCTCCTGAATGGCGGTGTTCCATATACCATCAACCGCAGGATGTTTCTTCAACAAAATCCTGCTCCGTAACGCCTGAACCTCATTATATTGTGAGGAATCAGGAGCCACGGGTGGGTTGATGCGGGGCGGCAATATGCCATTTTTGGCCAAACAGTAGACTGGTAAGTGTTGCCTCCGATGAACATTGGAAGTCATCTTGAGGGTAGCCGTCGGGTCAAATTTGTTCGTGGCTGGCTTAGACAAGCCAGTGTCAAACTTGAAATCAACGGACTGTATCCAGTCTGCTATTGCTCCGATCACTCTAGGCTGGTTCAACCACCTAGACATTTCGTCCATCTCGGAATGTTGGATCAGAGCGCCGCGTAAAGAGACGCAAAGCTCATCTCTAGAATAACCCCTACAATAGGTGGTCATCCTGGCTATGATCTTAGTCTCTTCTTGGGACAACTTGTAGACACTGCGCATATAGGGCGTAACAATCGGCACATACGCGCAACCAGCGATAGTCTCTTGAACAAACGACATAAAGTGGCCAGAGTCAGTAGCGTCCACAAAGTATTCAACGATCACGCGGCGGAAAATGTACATGTACAGGGAATAAGCGGCTAGAAGCGTCAGGGTTCGGACCCCTGGATACACCAACAGCGACCCAACTATCACAATTGACAGAATAAGGTCGAAAAGACTGTAGTGGTAACCAGTGATCCTAGCCTCGACATCTTCTATACGATCCCAGGTGCACGTAATCACGCCATCCGTGCCAGCCTGTTGGTACGATTGGTGTATGA